ACGCTTACCAACATTGACTACGGCATTATTTACGACAATACCCAACAACAGGCTATTGCTCGAATCAAGGGAGTGAATGTTAATTTGGTTCTTTGGGATCAAAGCACAACGCCTCCTTATTCTAGTATTGGTCAATTCACTGATTCTGATACAGACAAGCGTGTATCCGAACTTCTCGGAAGTGACATTGCAGCAGGGATTCTCTCTTTGTTTCCATTTGGCAGCAAGGTTAAAAAGCCATGAGCAGCTCAATTTCCCCCAACTCTGAAGTAGGATCAACCTCTGCCATCGTCTCGCTGATCACTCTGATCGTCTCTTTTTTCAACTACACCCATGTCTGGTTGCAGAACATGACGTTGCTTGTTTCCTTAATCGCAGGTTGCATTGCCATCTATGTTGGGGTTAAGAGGCTATTAAAATGAAAAGCACTCTACAATACCTTGCTGTATTGTGCATCTTGTGTGTAGTGGGGTGTGCAAGTCACGATAAGGTAACGGCCTATTACCCCCCTTCTCAAACGGCTGTTGTCCGTTCTATTTCTTCGGCAAAAGAAAAAGCTCAAGCAGTGAAGGAGTTTGTATCTCCAGCAGGTCAGATTGCTTTCAGCCAACTAACCAACTCCATAGCGTCTGCACAAGATGAACTGTTCAAATATTCTGTGCAAGTGGACAAGCAAACTCTTGAACTTTCTAAAGCGCAAGAATCTGCGAATTACTGGCATGACAAGCAACTCAAGGCACTTCGCGAATTGTTTTGGTGGAGGATGATCGCATTTGGAACTGTGTTGGCTGTTGCTGCCTACATAGGGATCAAAACATCATGGAAGTTCTTTCTTTAATGAACTCTTTTCTTATCGTGTTGCTAGTTGCATTTATTTCCATTGCTTTGCTGATAGCTGGATTTTTTCTTGTGGTTGGATTTACAGCAGCATTCATTGAAGACGAAATGGAATGAAAAACCATGGCGATTTCATCAGTCATAGAAAAGAAGCTGGATCAACGCCCTCTTGATAGCAAGAAGGCTGTTTACGCGCTCTGTGGGGCTTGCTGCGTCCTCTTTGTCTTCATAGGCTCATCGTTGCTCATCCTGACTCATGCCGAGGCTTCTAAGGACATCGTAGAGCTTGGGAGTTTAACCATCATGTTCTTTGGAGCGATCATCACAACATTGATCACCGGGCAAGCAGCTATGGATTGGAAAGCGGTATCAGCATTGCAGCATATGAGCGAGGATGTGAGGGTGGACTCAAACGCTGAAGCCCCAGACATGGTTGTCAATCAGCGCATCCAAAAATCTAGGTGGCACGATGACGGCATACTTTAAGAACAAAGTGATACCCTTTTTGTGGAATTGGGAAGGGGTCGAGTATGAAGATGATCCAGATGACCCCGGAAACAAAGGAGATAAATATAGAGGCACGAAATATGGCATTGATGCCAGATCACACCCTAATGTTGACATCCGCAATTTAACTGATGATGAAGCTACGGCTATTTATTGGAATGAGTGGATCAAGTACGCTTGCGATCATCTTCCATCACCCCTTGACTGGATCTTCTTTGATGCGGCTGTCAACTGTGGTCTATCAAGAGCTTCAAAGTTTTTGAATGCTTCTGGAAGAGATCCAAGAAAGTTTCAACAAGAGCGCAGAGTCTTTTACAATCGGCTTGCAGAGCAGAAACCAGTATTAAATAAATACTTAAAGGGATGGTTGGCTAGAGTTGATGATCTATCAAGAGAAACTGGTCTTTTGTAGGCACTCCGCAGGAGCAGTATGGGGATACATAAGGGGTTTTGAAAAACCATGTCAAGCCCAAAATTTTTTCTTGCTGTCCAGCAAACGCAGTCGTAGAAGGGAGGCATGACAACGAAAGCAAACTGTAGTAATAATGCTACCTATTCCGAAGATAAGAAGTGCGAACATTACAAATAACTCAACAAACTGAATAAATTCACTCAACGATGACAAATAAATCAAAAAACTCATTAGCCAACGACATGGCCAGGTGCAACGGATCAGGAGACGACATAGAGGGATGGCGCGAGGGGTGCGAGACCTGTCTTCGGAGGACTGCTCCAAGGCCAGAGATTTACAGTATGTTCATTCCTCCATCAATCACCACATTCGATTGCGTGTATCTTATTGAGCCAAGCAAATGACAAACGCCGAAAGGAAATTCCCGTTCTGTTCACCCTACTGCCTAGAGCGCGAGGCTAGGCAAAAACTAGAGGTCAGTGAAAACGAGATCAGGATGAAGCAAGACTCAATCGTTGCCGCTGTAAATGTTTTCATTCAAGAATACCCTAGCGATAGAGCCAGTGTTTATCTGGCTCCGATCATGGAAAAACTTTTTTCAAAATAAATCTTGCTATCTGTCATCCCTCACCATAAAACAACATCTGTTATGAAAAACATCAAACCCAAAACCCCGGTCAAGAAGACCACCAAGCCAACATCAGCCATTGATGAAATCTCCATCATCAAGCAGCAAGCGTCCAATAATTACCAGCGAGTTACTAATTTATGGGAAAGCCTGCTTACTTTAGTAAGATTCCGTGTTTGAGCATTACGCCAGCCACCGGGTCTTGTTCTGTGCGGTTGTCTTGGCAAATATACTTGGAGTTATTAACCTCATCTGGCTTTCCATAAAATGAGCAAGGTATCTGCATCAGCACCAATGTCTCCAGAGGACAAAATAGACCTTTTGATTGAAACGATTGAGTCAATCCGAACAAGGCTAGACGAAGCAATTTCCTATATTGACGACTCCATGATTGAAGCCGACGATAGGGGATAACCAAAAACAAACACACAATGAAAAAAACAGAACAAAGCAACCATTCATGCGACAACCATGATGAAACAACCACCGAGTATATCATCGAGTGGGAAGACGAAAGTAGTGAGAAGATTAACGGCCTTGAAGTTCGTATCCTCGCATTCAGCATCCTTCTTGTCGCAACGCTCGCAGTGTCAGTAGGCAATCTCTTAACACTCATCCTAAAGAAATAATGAACGAAAACAAAGCACAAGAGGCTTATTCAGAAGCCCTAGTTGCCGCTATTGGTGAGTTATCCAATGTGGCGAAAACAGCAGCCAATCCATTCTTCAAGAGCAAGTATGCTCCTCTGGATGCGATCATTGATGCTACTCGACCAATCCTTGCCAAGCACGGTCTGGCAGTCATGCAGCAGCCCCTATTCATGGAGGGAACTGCTGGCGTTGAGACTACTGTCCTGCACAAGGGAGGACACAGCACAACCTCAACGCTTCTGCTCCCTCTCAAGGATCAGTCGCCACAAGGAGTTGGATCTGCTATCACCTACGCTCGTCGCTATGCCCTAGCCGCCGTGTTGGGAGTGGCATCTGAGGACGATGACGATGGCAACATCTCCACCGGACTTTCCAAGAGTGAGAAGATCCAAGCCAATATTGATTCCAGCCGACCTGCCGTGGCAAAGGCGATGGACAAGAACCCATCAGTGAGGCCGCCGGGAAACGCTGTGGCTACTTGGAGGGGAGTTTTGCCATCCCAAGTTAAGGTGGCAGCGCAGAGCAAGGAAGGGTCTGCAAAGAAGTGGACTCTCTACTCGGTTGAGTTTGACGATAACGGAAAGACAATTGAGGCCATGACATTTGACGAGAAGCTATTTATAGCAGCAACAGAATTCGGAACAAACGGAACGCTGGTTGATGCTGGCGTTGCTCCAGGCAAAAAAGACCCTAGCAAGTGGGAGCTAGTCACATTAACACCAACAGAGAAATAACTATGAAACAACAAAAAATATATGCGTTTTCAAGCAATTGCGGGATGACATTGCGTGAGTTTTATGCTGGATTGGCTATGCAGTCATATTGCACCAGAGATGTAGAAAAAGGTTGGAAGAAAGAGGAAATAGCGTCAGATGCATTTGAAATGGCTGACGAAATGATTGCCAAAATTGAATTAGGAGAATGAAATCCAAAGTTAACAGGGGGGCGAAAGCCCCCCATATTGCTACCAAGTATGAACGATTCCTCGCCGTATCCTGTAGCCACGGCAAGTACGCCGATCCAACTGCCATCGAAGCAGTACTGAAAATGCGAGATAAATGGAACCCATCTATTGTCGTGCATCTGGGAGACTGGTGCGATACCACAGCATTTAGGTCAGGCGCGGCTGGAACCTCAGACGAGTCAGAACCAGTTGCCCCGGACATTGATGGTGGAATTGCATTCCTAAAGGAACTTCGACCAACTCATGTTCTGGACGGAAACCATGAAGACCGAATACCTCGACTGCTTAACTCAAACAACGCTCTTGTAGCATATGCAGCAAATCAAGCCACCAACCATATTGATGAGTCATTTCAGAAGATTGGATGCCGCCGCATCCCGTATGCTGGAGTGTTTCAAAAGTATGTGGTAGGCGATGTTACTTTTACTCATGGAACCATCTACAATGAAAATGCAGCTAGGGATATGGCAGAGACTTATGGAGGTAAAGTCATATTTGGACACACTCATCGTTCAACACAGGCAGAGGGCCGAACGATCAAAGAAAGCACGGGATATTGCGTGGGTACGCTTACTCGCAGAGGTGAAATGGACTATGCGAAATGCCGCCGAGCAACCCTTGGATGGAGACAAGGATTAGTCTATGGAGAGATTGGGCCAAAGGATTCTGTTGTATGGTTGATTACTAGGGGTGAGTTTAACAATGAATGGAGGCTTCCTGTATGAGTGCTAACGAATGGGCGAACATCATTTCTGAATATGCACAAATGAAGATTCAAGATGTGCCAAAGGAATACAAAACAACTGGAGAGTTAGCCGAGGAATTTAATATGTCAAAAAGAACCGCAATGGAGAAAGTGAAAAAAATGTATGCAGAAGGAAGGTTGGAAATGACAAAATTTAGAATATCTACCGGAAGCAAATCACAACTCGTACCTCACTATAAAATTATCAAAAAATGAATCAAGAACCAAAGCACATCCAGAATAACTACTACACCTCAGACGAGTATCATGTGTTGGCTGGCCCCTACGATATTACTTCCCCATCCCAAGTCAAGATGATGAACAATGTAGTTGAAGACATGAAGCGAGGAAATATTGACTACCGGGTTGCCTCTGCATTGGAATTCAACCACTTCAATGTGGAGCGCACGGGGATGATACTTTCCAAAGGAGAAAAAAATGATTAACCTTATTCTTTCCTTCTTTGTGGCAGTAGCAATTTGGTTTTACCTAAACACTTATAAACCCCGATGAAATTCAAAAACATTGCTTCTATTGAAATCAATGAGGCAGAATGGAGTATTGGATATGGACACCCAGGAAGAAACAACGATGGACTCTGCGATTACACCAACCGTAGAATCACAATCAGTCATAGATCTGCTCGCAGTCTCCTTGATGTGCTGGCGCATGAAATACTCCACGCTCGCTTTCCAGACCTTACAGAAGAGTCAATCGATGAAACAGCCAGAATTATTAATGATTCATATAGTGCTTTTTCCAAATGCTAAATTACCAGACATGGAGGACGACTGGGAAGAAGAAGAGGAGATATACAAATGAACGCCACAGATAAATTTGAAAACTGGTATAACACCGAAGGCATACGAACCTATGATAAAGACAATCATGGAAATTCCGATGGTCATAAGTGGTACATGAAGCAGTCTTTTATGCAGGGATACAAGCAGGGAATTGACCACGCCACAGATATTATCCTTAACTCGGATCTAAGTTCCGATATTTATGAAGATGAAGATTCTCCAGAAACTTATAATTAAAGACATGGTAGTCCCCGGAAGGTTCCGATTCACGGTTCCTGAGACGGGCTACAAAATAAAGGACGAGTTATCCATGAGTGGGTTACTTGATCGCGTGAAGAAACATTATGAAGACAACAGCCTCAAACTACCAGATGATTGGAAGGAGCGCGTTGAAGACCAGATATGCCGTCAACTACCGGAAGGTTGGTGCGAATACTCGGATGGGAAACCAGCAAGGGGGGCTAAGTCGATACTATCAGCGGAAAGCATCGTTAAGGGAATTACGAGCCTTGCAACAATGGCAGCAGAATCATTTTCTGGGGTGGATGTTTTCGTGGATCAGAACGAAGCTAATAGGAGGGCTGAAATCTGTGTTAGATGCTATCAGAATATGACCACTAACTTCTGCGCCGGTTGTGGAGTAATGCAGACGATAACTTCTATGGTATCAAAAGTTAAGGGAAGTCGCACAACTCCCTTGGATTCAAATCTATACACCTGCGGTATGTGTGGATGCAGAAATGAAGCAATAGTTCATGTCAACAAAAATATCTTGCTTTCTGGGGAGAAATCAGAGACAACTAACTCTCGACCAGACTGGTGCTGGTTAAAAAACGACGACCTTAACCAAGCATCACAAGCCCTTCATCTATGATTACTTACGGACTTAAAGACCCCAATGTCGGAGAAAAGCCACCTAAAACAAGGGTGGAAGACGCTGGGTCTGCCCGTAGTATGCTTTACACCCTGATTGACGATGATCAGATTGCCTCGTATCGTCGCGCTCAGATCCAAGGGATCATTGATGGCAACCCTCCGTATAACGAGCAGCAGCTCCGTGAGATGGGACAGGCAGATAGGATCAATGTTAATTGGGGACACGCAGAAGCCAAGATTGAAGCCGCTGTAATTCCTTATTTTGACATCCTCACCTCTGTTGGTTCTTATGCCACCTGCAAGACGCTATACGGAAAGGACATGGGAAAGCGAGAAGAGTGGAGCCGAATCATCACTGAAGAGTTCCATCGTTTGCTTGCCTCATCTAACCCAAACTTTTTAGCACAGCATCAAGTAGCGCACAAAGAACTGGTTATCCACGGTCAGGCTTGTCTTTATTTCCCGGATCAAACTGATTGGAGAGCAAAGGCAATTGAGCCTTGGGCTTTGGTAGTTCCCAAGGGAGCAAAGGTTGACTGGGACAATTGGGAGTTTTGCTATATCCTTGATGAGCTTTATTGTGAGGAGCTTTATTCATATATTGAAAACGAGGAAGCTGCCAAACGAGGCGGCTGGGATGTGGACGAGTGCCAGCAAGCCATTATGGAAGCTAGGGTTGACTCTCAGGATCAACGCCGTCCTTGGGAATGGTATCAGAGGGAGCTTAAAAACAACTCCCTTTACTACTCCTATGCCAAGAGTAAGATTATTAAAATAGCTCATTTTTATGTGAGGGAGTATGATGGTCGAGTTTCCCACTACATCTTTGATCGCTTGAATAGCACAGAGTTCCTTTGCAAAAGGGTTGGACGCTATCAGGACTTCTCTAATGCCTTTACAGTGTTTATGAATGGTGTGGGGAATGGCTATTACCACGGAGTGAGAGGACTAGGCCAGAAGGTGTATAAGTATGCCGAGGCCATGAACAGGGTGAATAACGCCCTCCTAGAAGGCGTGATACTTGGTTCTTGCGTGATGTTCCAGCCTAACTCTGCTGCTGATGCAGAGAAGCTAAAGACTGTTCAGATTGGGCCTTACCGCATTCTTCCTCCTGGGCTTAACCTAACACAAGCATCGGTGGCATCAAACCTTGGCGCGGCTATGCAGACGGCTCAATTCTTCCAAGGGCAAGAGTCTGATGACATCGGTAGCTTCATGCCGTCCGTTTCCGGTGGTGGTAGAAAGAAGGGAAACAAGGAAGTGGAGATGGAGATTGGGGAAAAATCCCGACTCACCAATACTAGAGCTGAAATTTACCTACAGGCACTTGATGTGCATTACGCAGAAGTCTATCGTCGCGCCGCCAATCCAAACCTCATTGAGGAGGATCATGGTGGTTCAGAGGCTCTCCGCTTCCAGAAGGCTTGTATGGACAGGGGCGTTCCAGCCGCTGCCATGCTAGACATGGATAGCGTTAGAGCCACTCGATCAATTGGACAAGGAAGCTCCGCTGCTCGTATGCAAGCAATGGAGCTTATTGGTCAGTATCTTCCTCAACTCCCTGAGTCAAACCGCAAGCGGGTCATTAACGCGAATATCGCCGCAATTGCGGGACAGACGGGGGTTGAGACTTTTGGCATCCCAGAGGAAAGCAAACCAAATGGCAACGACCTATCCATTGCATCTCTTGAGAACAATGCACTCCAGAATGGGGGGCAAGTCCTCATCGACCCAGATCAGAACCACTTTAACCACCTCGCTGTTCATATTCAGTTTGCAAACCAGATTGTGCAAGCAGTGCAGGACAAACAGGCTGATCCGATTGGTGCTGATCGGGCTATGCAGAGTATCATTCCCCATCTTCTCACCCACCTCAAATACCTTGAGGAAGACGCTACTAGGGAAGACCAGTACAACAACATGAACGAGCAGACTTCAGAGATAATGAAGATTGCTGATCAGCTTTCTCGCATGGCACAGGATATGCAAGAACAGCAAATGAAGGCACAGCAGGAGGCTATGGCGCAGCAAGGGCAACAGCAAGACCCAAGGGCTATGGTCGCCATGAACAAGATTCAGTTAGATAGAATGAAGTTCCAGAATGACGCACAGATCAAACAGGCAAAGGCTCAACACCAAATGCAGTTGCAGGATCGCAAGACCGCACAGCGTTTGATGGTTGATCGGATCAAGGTGGCGCAGAAGTACGGAGCTATCCAGCCCTAAAACAAAAAAACAAAATGACAACAACCCCGTTTGAGTCGGGTCGGGACGAAATGAGAGAGCAGATTGTTTCTCTCATTTACGAGCGGTACATCTATTGCCGAACATTCTTCGGTCAGGAATCAGAGACAGCTCTCATTCTAAAAAACATCATCCATTCGATCAGAGACGATCAAGCCAAAGACCTTAATGAGTAAGTGCCTTGTAATAGACCACGGAATTTTCACGGCATTTGCCGAGCGTTTGGCAGAGGATCACGAGGTTTATTACTTCGTTCCTTATGCAGACCGCTCATTTCCAAAGCATGGGCCAGCTATGGTTGGAACTGGACTAAAAGGAGTGGAGCGTGTGGAGGATATGTGGAGGCTTGTTGACGATGTGGACTTTATCGTGTTTCCAGATGTGGGATTCTACCAGCTACAGGAGTGGCTGCGCTCTAGGGGCTACAAAGTCTGGGGGGCTGGACTAGGAGAGAAGCTAGAAGTGCAGAGGTGGAGAGCCAAAGAAACCATGAAAGCTCTTGGACTTCCTGTGGGTAAGTGCGAGCTTGTTACCGGGATGAGCAACCTTCGCCAGTATCTTGAAGAGAACGACGATGTGTATGTGAAGATAAGCGGATTCCGAGGAGTTGCGGAAACCTTCCACTCTGCAAGCTGGAAGGAAGTAGAGCCTCGCATAAACGAGCTGTGGGATGCCCTAGGAGGAGCCTGTGAGGTGTTTCCCTTCATTGTGGAGCATAGGATCGATTCAGTGGTGGAAGCTGGATATGACGGATACTCAGTGAATGGGAAGTTCCCTAACACTTGCCTTGTTGGTGTGGAGGTAAAGGACAAGGGATACCTCGGATGCGTGAGGGACTACGACAAGGTTGCAGAACCAGTGAAGTATGTTAATGACTGCCTTGCTCCATTTCTTGAGGAAGCTGACTACTGCCAGTTCTTTTCTACGGAAGTCCGAGTAACAGAAGACGGAACACCTTATCTTATTGACCTTACCACTCGTTGCCCAGCACCTCCATCAGCCCTGTATTGGGAGATGATTGAGAATGTGGGGGAGATTGTGGAGATGGGAGCTAACGGGGAGCTTGTAGATCCTGTATGGAGGGCTAAATACGGAGCCTTGGCAATCATAACCTCGGACTTTGCAAATGAACGCTGGTGTCCAGTGTCTGTTAAACCAGAGGCTAGGCAGTGGATTAAGTGGCGCAACTACGCTGAGATCGAAGGTCAGGGGTATATCGTACCAACGGAAGGTGTTAAGATGCCAGAGATCGGTGATTGTATTGGGATTGGGGATAGCATGGAAGAAGCAATAAATGCTTGCATCGAACATATTGATGCTGTAAAAGGATTTGGAGTTCAAGTAAACAAAGACGCATTATATAAAGCATTGTCAGAAGTTAAAAAAGCAGAAGAAAATAACATTATTTTTAGCAATAAGGAAATTCCATCTCCAAAAGATTTTATTGAATGAAAAAATTGCAAATAGAAGGAAAAAAATTTGGGAAAATAACAGCATTAAAACCAACAAATAAAAGGCGTGGAGGTAAAATTGTTTGGTTATGTAAGTGCGATTGTGGAAAAATACATGAATCAATAGGAACGGATCTTTCAAATGGGCGAACTAAAAGTTGCGGATGTTCAAAATCAGATTTCTGTAGATTGGCTAGAACAAAACATGGGAAATCTGGAACAAGGATATTTAACATTTGGCAAAAAATGAGATTTCGTTGTTCTGAAAAAGCCAAAGGAATCAACAAATTAAACTATTACGACAAGGGAATTCGTGTTTGCGAAAGATGGCAAGGAGAGAATGGATTTGTCAATTTTATGAAAGATGTTGGAGAAAGACCAAGTGATTTATATTCACTTGATAGAATTGACAATAAAAAAGGATACGAACCAAACAATGTTCGATGGGCTACAGCAAAAGAACAAATAAACAACAGAAGCCTAAAAAGAATAGAAAATTTCTCCGATAAAGAGATTTTTGAAGAAGTAAAAAGGCGGGGAATATATAAAACAACAAAACAAAAAGAACTACTATGACATATCAAGAATGGCGTGAGGATGTATCTCTCGCCGTGGAGTTAAATAAGGTATTAGACCTCCCTGTGATTAAACAAGCCCTGTCCGTTTGCGATGGGCTTACCGCTGCAAAAGTATTGGGTAATACTAATGCTTTAACGCAAAGTGCAGGTAATGCACACGTTCTCTTTGGGTTTGATGCAGGGCGAGCATCAATTATCAATGACCTTCATGGACTTGCTTCCGTTACGGAAGAGGTTAATGAAATCCAGCCAAGCTATACCAGTAACGAAATTTAACATATGGACATACCAAACACAACCGCATCAGCCGATCCAGTAATCGGAACAGTACCACCCCCATCTAACGAGTCATGGGAGAGCCAAATCTCTCGCCAGCTAAAGAGCAAGCCAGAGATTCCTCGCACGGATCTTAAAGCCCTGGAGCAATTGCCTGATGTGGCGATTCCTATTCCTGACGATATGCAGGAGGTTAGCACGCAAGAGACGGAAGACTTCCTCAAGCAAATGGATGGAGGAGAGGAAGAAACAAAGAAGGAATTTAAGACAGAAAAGAAATCTAAGGAAACTAGCCAGACTAGCTCTACCGATGCCTTTGACATTTCTGACCTTGATCTTTCAAAAGATCCAGAGCCTGTTGTAGAAACCAAGACTAAAAAGAGCAAGGAAGACAATATTGCAGAGCTTCGCAAGAAGGCTGAAGCCTACGAGGAGAGTCTAAAGACCAAGGACTCTGAGGCAAAGAGCTATCGAGAGAAGCTAGAGTCTCTTGAGGCAGAGCTTGAGAGGACTGCTTTTGAGAAGTCTCCTAAGTTTAAGGAGCGTTATCAAGCCCCCTACGCAGAAGCAATTGGTAGTGCTGTGGAGTTCGCCAAGGAGTATGGAGATGATGCCTCTATTGCGGAGAAGGCTCTCTCGCTGAAGGGCAAGGAGCGTCTTGAGTTCATTGACGAGAGCTTCGGTGGAGGTGCTGCATCAGCCCAATTCTTGTCACTCATCAACAACGCCGATTCTAAGCGAGGAGCTTTGGAGGGGGCTTTGGAGAACCACAAGTCCACACACCAAGAGATTATCCAAGCGGAACAGGCGCAGCATTTGCAGACTGTGGATCAGATCAATAAAAACTTTGATCGAGTTGCTTCCCACCTATCCAACAAGAGCGACTTTTTCCGCATGACGGGAGACGATGAAAACGACAAAGCTGTTACGGCTCGTATTGAGGCTGCTAAAAACATCATTCATGGCAACGCATCACAGAACGAGATGACTGTGGCTCCATTTCTTGCTGTGATCGCCAAGGAAGCAGTGGAAGAGAATTCCAAGTTGAAGGCCGAGCTTGCCAAGTATAAGAGCAGGGCGGCTCAGGATGTGGCAGTGCAACCTCGTATAAGCAAGGGGAGTGCTGACTCTGGAGAGTCTGACACCAAGGGCAAGCCCAAGTCTGCATTGGATAGCATTCGCTCTCAGCTCCGTAGCTATTGAAGCTACAAACCTACGGACTAGATTTTAGTAAGCACCCACAACTGTCGCAGCTTGAGATAGAGTTGCTGATGGTTGGGGATGCTGATCCGTCTCGCTTCTCTGGCATATCCAGAGGACAGCACATGAAGCACGTCATACATATGCTATGGCCTGATGTGATAAAAAGCTGGAATGATTGGAACGAGCTGGCCCTCTGGGCTTGGACAAACTACGATGAAATCGGCGTGACTGGTTGCGCCGCTGCTGGCAAGACCTTCACCTTCACATTGCTTTCACTGGTAGAGTATCTGGCGAAGCCGATGATGACTCGCGTAGCATTAACCTCTACCACTGTGCCTTCCCTTCGTGGTCGCATCTGGTCGGAGATGATGAGGTTCGTACGTCCTTGCGTCCCCTTATTCGGGTTGAATGTGGTGGACTCCCAGACCAAGATCCAGTTCCAGAAGGGCGACGATAGGAGTAGCGTGATTGCTCTTGCAGTTGACTCCGGAGCCGTGGAGCAAGCTGTGGGTAAACTACAGGGTGTTCACTTGCCAAGAATGGTGATCATGGTTGACGAGGCAGCTCAGACTAACCCAGCGGTGTTTAGCGCACGAGCGAACCTTCAAGTGGGAACTGACTTTTATCGATTCATAGCGATTGCAAATGCGTCATCCATGTTTGACTCGCATGGATTATTTTGTGAACCCTTAATGGGGTGGGGTAGTATCGGAGATGACGATGAGCATTGGGAAACCAAGTCAGGAATATGCGTGAGATTTGATGGTCTGAAGTCGCCAAATATAAAAGCTGGTCGCCTTATCTATCCCTATCTATTTGGTCAAGACAATGTGGATACCATCAAGAAAAACTTTGGTGAAGGAAGCCTGGAGTGGAATAGTTATTGCCGTGGGATGTGGAGCAAAAGCGGAGCCAGAAACACGATGGTCGATTCCGCAATGATCACGGAGGGGAGAGCCAGAGAGAGCGTTATCTGGGAGGGTGGCAACATCAAAACGATTGCTGGTCTTGATCCTGCATTCACCACCGAAGGCGACGATTGCATTCTACGATTTGCGAAAGTTGGTCAAGATTCTGACGGCAAGCTGACCATGCTGCTGACTGATGTGGTGAAATTAAATTTACAGGACGACCCAAACTATCCGCTGTTTTACCAAGTCGCAGACCAGACAATCAACGAGCTAAAAACTAGGGGCGTTAAGCCAGAAGACTTCGCCCTTGATGCGACTGGTGCTGGTGCTGGAATAGCCGACATCATATCGCAGAGGTGGCAGGGTGGCTTTGTAAGGGTGAGTTTCGGAGGTGCAGCCACAGACTCTCCAATCAGCGTGGAGGACACTAGACCAGCGAAGCAAGTCTACGCAAACCGAGTCACGCAGCTCTGGGGTCAGATCAAGGTGATAGTCATGGGGGGAAGAATGAGAGGGCTGGACGATCAGACAGCGAGGGAGCTTTGCGCTCGCATCTACACGCTCAAGAACGAGAGGACGCTGCTTGAGAGTAAGAAGGATCTCAAGAAGCGAACCAAAGGAAACTCGCCTGATAGGGCTGATGCACTTGCTCTGCTGGCTGAACTCTTTGTGGCGCAAAACGGGATGGGAGATGCCTCTGGAAGTCAATCACAAAATTCTGAAGATTGGGACAACTATGCGCTTGACCATGAGCTTGAGTCTGATTATCGGTAGGGCCACACAACGGGAATCACCATCCCTGCAACACAAAAAACAATGAAAAGAATCAAATGGAACGGAGAGGAGCTGGAGGCACTTATGGGCGAATATGCCAGCGGTCACATTTGCATAAAGTTGCGTACCATTCATGGTGCGCCATACGCCACGGCAACTATCAACGACCCCGACGCCGACTTGCTTGAAAACGAGGTTATCATAAAAAACTATAGCGAAAACGAGGGCGTACTTGAAGCACTAGAGGAGGCTGGAATTGTTCAGCCTGTTTACCTTCTCAAATACGGTCACACCAATGGAGTTGTCTGCAAACTTCTAAAATAAGATTATGGAAAAAACAAAACTGGTGCGCAATGCGCCTCATCAAAAATACCATCTAGCCGATGGAACCCAAGTGCCTGGGGGTAGCACTATCTGCAAGATTGGAGACGATGCCGGTGCATTGATCCACTGGGCTTGGAACCTTGGCAGGGAAGGCAAGGATTACAAGAAGGAGCGGGACAAGGCTGCTGACATTGGGACGATAGCCCACTTCCTGATCGAGTGCTATCTCACTGGTCAGGTGGCTGATCTCGATGATTACTCACAAGAAGACATTGATAAAGCCCTGGGTTGCTACAACAAGTTCGTAGATTGGTGGGATGAGCAGAACCTCAAAGTGGTAGCCACGGAGATTCAACTTGTAAACGAGACTTACAAGTTCGGAGGAACCGTTGATCTGATTGCCAAGCGTCCTAATGGTCATCATGTGTTGATTGATTTCAAGACATCAAAGAAGATCAGCGAAAGCTACTGGAGGCAATGTGCAGGGTATGCGGCATTGTGGAATCAGAACCAAGAGGTCAATGGATTCAATGCCATAAATCAAATCACCAACCATGCCATCGTTCGCATCGGGAAGCAGGAGGAGGGTGACTTTGAAGTGGTATGGAAAGAAGACCTCGCAAAAGAATGGTTTGTGTTCCAAAAGCAAGTCGATCTTTATTGGGCTATGCAAGCCGCCAAGCCAGAACCAAAGAGGAAGAAGAAAGCATGACAAATGAAATTAAAAGAATAGAAGCAGTTGATTCAATCAACTACGCTTTATCGCTTTTGGATAAAAAGAGCAGATATGTAGTGGTGTGTCACATCTTATTGGGATTCACGTTACAGGAGATTGGAATCTCTCTTGGAATTACGCATACAAGAGTTAGTGTAATAGAAAAGAACGCAATCCGGAAACTTCGCCATCCAATAAGATTAAAATGGATGTATGAGGCATCGGAGGCATTAGCATGACATCTCCATCCAACATGGATGCAGAGAAGGCATTCCTCTCGTGCGTCATACAAGACAGCAGCATCCTAGACGAGGCAGCAGATTACGCCACTCCAAAGTTATTCCATCACCCCTGCCATCAAAGGATATTTGAGGCCGTGTTATCTTTGTGGAAAGAAGGAAAGGATTGCGATCTCGTGACTCTGACCGATGCCATGAGCAACTCAGGAACGCTTGAACCAGCAGGGGGTGCTGCATTTGTCACAGAATGTTTCATTTCGTTTTCTGTGGGGTCAAACTGGCGCGAGTACTTGGAGATCCTACGACACAAGCACACGGCCCGTCTTGCTATATCCGCTGCTGAGAAGATCATTGCATCAGCGCAGAACCCAGCAGAGGCAGGTGAATTAAGCGAGGTTGTCCAGAAGGCACTGGTAGCCGTGGCAGCAGACGCTGAAAGCAAGGGACGGATTGAATCTCTGAGAGAGGTTGCGCTTAACCGCATAAACACCTACGAGGAAATCTACAAGAATCGGGGCAAGCTAATCGGAATTACCACAGGATTCAAGCAGCTTGACGACATCACCGGAGGCTTCCGAGAGGGGCAACTCATCGTCATCGGGGCGGCAACCAAGGGCGGGAAGAGCAGCCTAGCAGTCAACATGGCTACTCGCGCAGCAAACCAAGGCCATCCAGTAGGGGTTATTTCGCTTGAGATGAGTTCTGGCGAGCTGTTTGATCGCTTTGTGTCATCCTATGGCTCGGTAGATATTGCGGTGCTTTCTAGGGAGCCTAGCAAGGGAGAGATAGAAAAGATCAGTCAGGCAGCACATCAGGCTTCTCTGCTGCCCATCTATATTAGAGACGAGGGGGATGTTAATCCACTGCAACTCAGGGCGGCAATGAGGAGGATGTGCGCTGTGCATAAGACCCGGATGATCATAGTTGATTATATCCAGCTCTTGTCCCCAACAGATCGCAAGGATAGCCGGGAGAGGCAGGTTGCAGAAGCCAGTCGAACCCTCAAGCAAATCGCCAAGGAATTAAACATCACGGTGATAGCACTCAGCCAACTCAATTCCGAGGGAGCCAGCCGAGAGTCAAGAGCAATCGAACACGACTGCGATCTTTTCTTGGTCATTGAGAGTGAGTTTGAATCCAATAAAATTAATTATTACTTGAATATAAAACTTGCTAGAGCGTGTGGGAGAGCTAGAATCCCCCTTGAGTTCCGAGAATCCTATATGCGGTTCGACGAAAAATAAAAAACAAAAATATGGAATACGATAATACAAATACAGGTGCAGCATTTTCTAGCGACAACGCCAACCCCAAAGCTCCAAAATGGAGTGGCCCGTTGGATGTTGAGGGAAAGAAATTTGAAGTGAGCATCTGGGAGCGCATCAGCAAAGCGGGGAAGTCATTCCTCTCGCTCAAGGTTGGCCCTCCTCGTGAAAAGAAGGCTTTTTCAAACAAGGAATACATCCCCAAGCCGAAGCAGAACTTTAACGCCGACGAGGATATTCCTTTCTGATTTTTAGTGTGTGGTTGGTTGCATAGCCCCCTCCTGTTGTAGTGTGCGGGAGGGGGCTTCTTTTTTTTGAAAATAGTTATTGACTCACGACAAAAATCTGAAAAACTTCATCTAGCCGCCACAACCAACGGCCCACAAAATGAAACACGAAACAAAATACGCAGCAGAAGTCATCAGGGGCTTGAAGCCTCTTCTCCAAGTCGCAATCAAAACAGCCGAGCAACACGGGCTTGACGAAATCAGGATCAGCAGAGCGAGAGCAAACGAACTCTTGCACATGGCAATCGTTGCAGCCAAAGAGATGGAATGCAACGCCACTGAGCCAAGTCACTTCTCCCACCTCGACGCAATCCACGCTTAATCAAATGAAGAACCTAATAGCAATCCTAGCCCTCACAAGCTCCGCAATCGCGTCAGATTATGATGTGCCTGTCCATGCAGACCAAGGGCATTACATAGATCCAGAGCTATCCACAACCTACTGCGATCAGCGGCATCAGGCTATACCCACAGCATACTCCACTATGATCCAGCACTACTACGACTCCATATGGAGCGAGCCAGTGAAGCCACAGATCATCATCATCCGCGAACGCTACTAAAATGAACATACTCGTAATATCCTTGGGTGTCGTTACCATTGTTGCCGGTCTTGCAGCATGGACATACCAAATGCTTGAGTGTAGCAGAAAAGAGACAGAAAAAAACATAGCCTTGTTCTTCCGGGATCGTCCTATGGAATGCACTCTGTTTCTTAACCGCATCTCCCTGGAGGAAACAAAAAAAGAAATCCGAGACCTTGAACATTTTTCAAAATATGGATTTTGAAAACCAATACCTAAGGGGCCGTAACTTTGAGCTGCAAAATCAAGTGCTGTATTTACAGGCTGAGTTGGACTCAACTTTGAATGCGCTATCTCAAATTCGTTCGTTGAACTCTCTGGGAAAGACCCGTGAGATCACCGACGAAGTGATCAATCCAATACTCAAACCATACAATCTATGAGCGTCATGACAAATTGGGAGGAAAACTGGGAGGATAACAGGCTCCTAGTTAGCCTTCAAAAAACCCTAAAGAGGCTAGAAAGTGAATGTGATGAATATACCGGAGACAAAGAGTCAGAAGAGTATGATACACTGGTATGGAAGGCTATGGAGATGAGTCATGAAATTGATGAATTAAATCGCCAACTAAAAATAAACTAATGCAATCAGAACTAGACTTTACACCTCCCTTGCCAGAAGAAAAGGAAACCAGCATTTATGCTCGTTTTAAGCGGTTCCACGCCGCCAACCCCCATGTGTACGAAAACCTAGTTAAGCTGGCTAGGGACTTCCGAAGCAAGGGCAGTAACCACAATCGAAAAATGGGTATAGGTATGCTTTATGAAGTTCTACGCTGGAATTACTACCTCACTACAGAAGGCGAGGAAGAGTTTAAGTTGTCTAATGATTTCAGAGCCGCATACGCTCGCCTTATAATGGAACAAGAACAAGACCTAGCAGACGCATTTAACATCAAACAATCAGTAATCGACACAGAATAAACCAAAACAACAAAAACAAAACAAAATGAGCAACATTATTATACCAGCTAACATTGACGAGGAATCCGTGAGGGTTCCCATGAAATTCCCATTGCGAGCGCAAGACGATTCAGTAGTTGACGCGAACGATAGGGAGGTATTGACGATAAACGATTCAATTCCGATTGGAGAAAGCCTAAAATTCTCTAAATTGTTCGCAAAAGCCCCAGAAATGTTTGAGATTCTGGGAGATGCTTACGTCATCCTCACAATAATTGCAAAAAACTCCGGAGAAACCGATCACGGGAGCGAAAATGAGGACAAGGAGAGCTGTATTCTTTGCCGCATGGAATCTGTTTTGGGAGACGTGAAATGAGCAATTACACGCCTCACAATAAATGGGAGCATAGAGACACAAACGGAGGGGACAAGGTTGAGCAGTATTTGCTGAATTTATCAAAAACCGTTGGCAAGGCTTGCGATAAGTGGCTCGAATCTAGGGGAATTGTGAGCCGTCAATTCCAAGGGTCTGCGCGTTACAACGAAACAAAAAGCCTCATGAAGCCCCATGAAGAGGCTGGTTCGTGCCAAGTGAAAGCCCTATGAAATAGTTCATTCGTGCCATCCATTCGTGCCATAATTGGTGAGGTGGTGAGGTAAGTTTCCTGATTCGTGCAAAATGTACAACCCGTCCACATTGCCTCTTCTCTTTTTATCTTTGATCGAATAACAAAACTTACCTCACCATCTCACCATCCCTTTCGTGCCGAGTAAAAGCCTTATGAAATAGTCTGTTCGTGCTGAGTAGCAACCGGAGGGAATGTCTCTTTGTACCTGATCGGGCGTTATTGAGCCAGGGAAGGTCTCTTTGTACCTGATCGGGCATGGCGAACTAGCTGCCAGTGGACGGGCTGCCAGTGGATAGGCTAGAGGTGATCTCCTGGTGAATTCATGGCACGAAAAAAGGGGAACCAGAATGCCCGGTTCCCCTTTTTTGATTGAGTGTTTTAGTGGCTGGCTATCGCATCGGCCTTTGCGGACATTGTTCCATGAGCTGGGAAACCGATAATAAAATCACGGTCTGCCTTTTGGCATAGGCCACAGCTTTTGCAGGTGATGTAATCCGAGCGGGTGGCGGGACATACCACCACCTTCCTACCTTTAGGAGTGAAAAGATTCCGCATCTTAACCGCTTCTGATGGCAGCACGACCACAACAGGCAACCGATGCCGTGAGAGTCCGTCAGCGTGAGCAACGGAATTTGCGCTGAGATTTATCGTAAATCCCTCCTTTGAAGCTGCCCGTATTGCATTTAGGTTTTTCGCTGTGGGTGGTTTGTGCGTGTAAGTGAAGCCACGCTTTCCCCTGTTCGCCTTCGCCAGACGAAAAAGGTCACGGGTGTTGATGCTGTCGCCTTTACCTGGAAGGTCACCTGCTTGATTGTGTCGCCAGAGAATCCCGGCTGGCAGCTCCCTAACCTGCTTAAGGAAATTTGTGATCGATTCACCTCTTTTGCCAGACGTTACCTTGCTCCAATGCATCCCCAAAAACGAGGTTTTTGCATAGCACCCGCCCGATTTTAATGGGCAGGAGTCCGGGCAGGTGGCCGCTGACGATGTGGTTACGGGCATTGATCCCGTTTTAACGTTTGACGATTTTATACTGATATGATAGTTCATGTAGTTTATTGGTGTAGGTTTTGATTATTGAGGGTTGATTATCTCCGTGAATCCTACCTGAATTCCCACGGTGTCTTCCATGTCCGTAAAGCTGAAAACTTCGTAGCCATAAAATGGATGAGGGTAAGAGCCATGAAAAATCGTTTTTTCAATTCCTAAGTGTTCTTTCGCCAATTCCCTGGCGTGTTCTATTCTGGAAAATCGTAGTTTGTCTGGATCTGTTGTGGTCATGTTTTTGATTGTTAATTTGTTAAAAGATAAGCGATTCTTGCAGCTAATATTGTCAGGATTGTTAGCAATAGCAGGAGCTGGAGAGATAGGGTGCGGAGATTTTTTTCTCTGTTGTAAGCGGTTATAAAGCACGATTTTTTCATTGTGTTCGCGTTGTGTGTGGTGTGTGTGTGTTTGGGTTGACTGACAGGGTGAATCTAACGGCTTTGGTACTGGTGTCTATGTTTATTTTCCCCAGTTCATCTCGGAAAACTTTTGCAGGAGATCAAGGCCAAGAGACTCTTCCTGTCCATTCCATAGAATGCAGTTTCCCATAGCGATAGTGTAACCATGCTTGTTGCCATAATACTGGCGATAGACCAATCGTAAGTCACCTGCTGTTGCAATCTCTTTGAAGTTTGGGTTTTTCATGTGTGTGTGTGTGGTGTGGTGTGTGTGGTGGTTATTCATCCGCGGAGGCCATTCCATCGGCGACCAATTTGGCCAGGCCCGCTGCTAATGCCGGGAGGTCGTCGCCCTCCTCTGGCTCGAAGTATCCTAGGCCGTCTCGCAAATCCCAGATCATGCCATCGTGCGGGATCAGGGCCGATGTGTAGCAAAATCCCTCTTGATCCCTGACGATCGCCGGATTGTGTGGCGTGTATTTCCCTTCGTTTTCCATGTAGTCAGTCAGGGCTGCCAAGATGGCATTTTCAATTGTGTTTTTCATTGTGTGTGTTTGGTGTGTGGTGTGGTGCGACCGGCTAGATACAAGATGATCCAATGCTCTCCACAATCAAGATTTATTTTCAAAAATCTAAAATTTTATTTTTATTCTTTCTTGACATTTTTTCAAAATCCTTTTGAGGTGCTTGTATGCTAGCTCTACGGGCAGAGATAAAAGATTCATCATGCCTCAAGATCGGGAAAAACATTTCCAGAATCCCCCATCCATGATGAGATTTTCAGCAATCTAGATACTATTACTATGAGGCAAAAACCACCCAAAAAAGGCTATGTCACCATGAGCCAAGGTCAATAAAAACGCGACAGCGGGCATCCTGGAGGACTGTTATCCTGATGTTATTGACAAGGCAGGCGAAAGGGGGGAAAGTGTCACTCCTTCAGAATGACAACTGCAAAAGAGAAAATGACAGGAAAACCATCTAAGTTGACAGCCCTCGATCACGATGGACTAGAGGCCGTGTATCTCGCGAATGATCGAGACATGAAACGAACATCAGAGCAAACGGGAGTGAAGATAAATACTCTGTACGTTATAGCCAAACGGAAAGGATGGTCTACTCCGATGAATGCGGTCAGGAAGATCAAGGAGGGAAAACGAGAGCTGGATGTGATGCAGCCGGGGATTGTCAACGATGTCACCGATGCTATCAAATCGACGTTTTCTGACCAGCGTGAGGGATTCCGGTCATCAATGTCATCAGCTCTCCATCGCACCGGCGAGTATATAAGCACACTACCCGGTGACGCTATCCTATCAGAGTCCCGGCGGGTAAAGGACATTCTTGACTCTGGTGCAAAGCTGTACGGGTTTGGTGATGACAACACTAAAGCTCAGATAAGCGTCAATGTACTAGGCCTGTCCCTCGATGGATTCTCTCCAATGCCCACAATCAGCCTATAATATCAGATAACGTTCGTAAAGGATAGTAGAGTTAGTAGGATGTTTACAGTGTCGGAAATGATTAAGCGCAATCCTGATCGGTAATTCTACTGATTAAAGCCTTGTGAGTATATGTTAAATAGCCTTGTGCGTCTGGCTGCCGGGCTGCCAGGAGATAAAAAAGGATGCTTTTTTTTTACAGCGGGAAGGTGACGGGCACCGGGGTCAGGCGCGAGAGTCTCGCCGTCGTGTTTACGAGAAAACCCCTATACAATTTTTCCACAAAATCCCAGAGTGACAAACTACTTCCTACTCCTCTGTTTAGAAACCGACTGTTCTTTCCAGTGGGCTTTTCCATAGATCGTTTGCTCGGCTATTTCCTTGGGTAGTTCTTGAACGAATATTTTTAGATGGAGAGAATATTCTGGATTCATGAGTGGTATTAGATGAGAGAACTCTTCCCCTAGCAGAGCTAGTTTTTTAGCTTCGGAGAGTGTTTGTATGGATAAAGAATGGTTTTGATGATTCATATATTGATATATTATTATAAAACTCTACTGCGTAGGCTGGCCAAAGAAAAGCAAAACATTAAAGCAAACACCCCCCTTATCCCCCCACTCATGTGAGAAAGCCTGTCAGAAAAGAAAAGAAACTACTGCTCTCTAGGACTAGGACGGGACTAGGCTGAAAGCAGGGTGTTTCTCTTCTCTCTCATCGGGTAAGGAGTTTTGGTTCTCCAGAGCCGTTGTTATTGGATCATGTGGTACGCATTCACACCCATCCTCAATTCCTAGGAATGAGTAAATGTTGCCATGTTGTAATTCATAGGTCAAGATGTTTTTCAGATGAAAGTACTTTCTAACGGAATAGCTGTATTGGATGGAGATTCCCATATTTCAAAGTGGGTGGAGGATGAGGGGAGATTGGATCACGACCAGAACTCTCTTCCTCTTATTTTGGAGTATATTAAGGAAGGGGATGTGGTGGTGGATGCTGGGGCATTCATAGGAGACCACACGATTGCATATCTTAGGGCATCTGGAAGGACTGGGAAGGTTATCGCCTTCGAGCCTAATCCATCAGCTTACGAGTGCCTGATTCACAACTGTCCGGAGGCTATGGCGTTTAATCTTGGGTTGAGTGACAAGAGTGGGGAGTTAAAGATGGCTATGGATGTGAATGCTGGTGCATCTCATGTGGGGGATGGAAATCAATCCATTAAGGTTATTGCGTTGGATTCAATGCCATTTCGCAGGTTGAATTTTATTAAGATTGATGTGGAGGGAATGGAGTTGAAGGCACTGCTCGGTGCAAAGAAGACCATTGAAGCCCACAGACCAATCATGTGGATAGAGATCAATGTGGGGGCATTAAGCAGACAGGGGGTTGTTCCTTCCCAGATATTTGAGATGCTGAATGGGCTTAGGTATGAATTTGAGCAATATCCAAGCGAGGGCGGGATGCAGTATGATATTCTTTGTTTGCCAAGATGAATGTGGATATTTTTTATAGAAGTTATTCCCAGGACTTCAACTGGTTGGCATTGTCTCTTCTATCAGTGAAGAAGTATGCTCATGGGTTTGGCAAGGTTCATGTTGCTATTCCTGTCTCGGAAATTGGATTGCTGCCTAAATTTGATGGGGAAGTTCATCTAATTGAGCCAAAGGCTTCTGACGGATACATGGATCAGCAAATCACCAAGCTCCATGCGGATGATTTCTGTAAGGGGAAGTATGTGATGCACATGGATTCAGATTGTATTTTGAACAAGGATGTGAGTCCGATGGATCTGTTCTTGGACGGGAAGCCTGTTTATTTGCGCGAGGATGGCTGTGTGAGTCCTTGGATGGATATTTCCGCTAGATCGTTAGGGTGGAGGGATAGCTACGAGTATATGAGGCGTTTACCGATTGTTTTCCCTCGGTGGCTGTATAGGGAGTTTAGGGCATTCATGGCAACCAACACAGGCATGAGCATTGATAATTGGATCTGCCAGCAGAATGGGCATGAGTTTTCAGAGTTTAACACGATGGGTCAATGGGCATATCGGCATCATAGGGATGAGTTCACTTGGATGGAGCCAAGGGATTGGCCTTCGTTTTGTAAGCAGTATAGGAGTTGGGATGGATTGGATGAAGAGAAGAGAGCAGAGATTGAGAGAATCCTTGCAGATCAGAATGCTGAGATCTAATAAACAAGCATTAAACTCTCTTGACATTATTCAAGAATATTAGTAATCAGTAGGGCTAAATGGCTTCTCTCACCTTCTCGCAAGCTAAAACTCTTTTAGCTCCATATGTTACGAGTCAAGGGGCATCTGACCCTGTGGTTGCTTCTGCCATTAACTTTGTTAACGAAAGGTTTATCACTTCCGGTCAGTGGAAGGGAAACAGATTTATTCATTCATTTAGCGTGAGCGTGGATGGAAATGGGAACTATTACTTTGACACTGTTCCCGGCATCGAGAGCGTGATGAAGGTGTTGGCTATTGACTCTAGCAACCAAGGAGAGATCGTTGATATTATGAGCGATTGGTATCCTTGGAATGATGGCGGTCTAGGATTCATGTCTGCATCTTATGCAGGGGACACCCAGATTATAAGGCAAGGGCAAACTCCAGCCTCTGCTCTTCCTAGCGACTCTACTGCTGATACGCAGCGGTATAGGGTGGTTGGAAGGGTTCCAGAAACTCGCACGATGTATTGCATTGTGAGAAGGGGGTATGTAGTGCTGTCTGGAGACAACGATCTTCTTTTGCCCTCTAACCGGAATGCCTATCGCTATGGAGTGCAAGCATATAACTACGAGAATGTGAATGAGCTTGAGAGGGCTAATGTTTATTGGGATCTTTCATACAAGTGCTTGAATGATGAAACCACTTCCTACGAGGAAGGGGACGCAAACCAAGTGGACATCCAAACAAAAGCATTTGCACCTTCACTTATTCAAAACCTAATATAATATGGCTGAACCAAACATATACGGAGCAAATTTCCTAAACCTTGATAACCTTCAAAAAACTCCCACAGTGGGTGGGTATGGGGAAGGTCTTCAAAACTTTGGTGCTGGAATGAAAGGAGATTTCCTAACTGGCTCTGTTGGACTTTCTTCTGAGAGTGGCCCAAGCCCAACAACCACAACGACCTCAGGTAAGCCTTTGTCTACTAGAGACGCACAGAACACGGCGCAAGGTGCAAAGGATGAATCTAACAGCATGGTAAAAGCAATGGAGGCAATTCAAGCAATGTACACACCTCATGGGGGTAAGCCATTTGAAGGATCAGAGGAAATAAGTGTTAAGAGAGATATTTATGGTCGTCCTTATACCACATTCAGCACAGTTCCCACTGAACACCGTGGACTAACCGGAGATCCTCAAGGGGGAATGGCTCTTAGGAATCCCACTTGGCATGGGCCTCATACTTACGACGAGGGTTCTGAATACACTCGTAATATGAGGGCTGCAACTGAACGTGCCGCTGCAACTGAATTACCTAAAATACGAGAAGAGCAATCCATAAGGAACCAAAAAATTTCTGACATGGGTTTTGATCCCAAAACTAGAGAAAGTAGAATTTGGGATATGGGGGTTGACCCCAAAACTGGAGAAAGTAGAATTGATATTGGTTCTGGAATTATTGAGTCAGAAAATATAGATTATGATCCAACGGAAGAAAGAAATAAAATTCTTTCTGAAGGGAGTAAGACTGGATATATAAGGGCGGCTGAACTTCCTAAAGCTGGAACCCTAAGAGTCATGTCATCTGATTACGGAAAAGGATATTCAAGTCCAACAGGAAGTAATGTCAATGCTCTGAGGAAAAAACTAGGATTATAATATGGCACAAGAAGAATCAGCTCGCACAATCTCTACTCGCACAGCAGGTGGCTCTCCATACCTTGAGGCATATGCTGGAGGTGATGCCATCAAATACCGCGAGGGAATGCTTAACGAGACAATGAAGGCAGCTCAAGAAGACCGAGATAAAAGGGCATTTGAGCTTTCAAACCTAAAAGAGGCTAGACTGCAAAAGCAACAGGATCTTGAACTTGAATCAAGGGTAAAGTCAGAAGCTAGACAAGCAAAATTGGATGAGCTTAAATTTAGATCGGATCAACGAAAAGATGATATGGAAATACAAAAAGCCATTGATGCAGATAGAAAGGAATCAGGTTATACAAAAGTTGCTGGACTAAACCCAAAGTCGCTTGGCTTTAGGGAAGATATTTCCAATGCCATGAAAGACCCTGATGTTGTGTATGCGCTTGGCAAAACTGGTGGATCTTCATTGCTCTCAATAAAGCAACAATTGATGAAAGAGCATCAAAATTACGCAGATGGTATACAATGGAGTTTACGCAACGCAGGATTACCAGACAACCCATACAATACAAATATCGTAAAGAGAGATCCAGAAACCGGAGAGCATATTTGGAATAAAGAGTTTGACGACACGCTTCAACAAGGTTATGTAAACCTTTCCGCTAAACAAAAAGCACAAGACGAAGAAAAGGTTAAGCAGGGTTATATTAAACAAAGAATAACTGAATCTGACGGAAAAGAGCGTGATGTTTGGATTATGCCAAAACCACAGCCAGAAGTTCCTGCTGGAATGGCCCCGACTTCAGTTCGTAAAGATGGAGTTACTTACTCTGTCCCTAAACAATCCATTGCACAAACAATGCTTGATATTAACAAGTCAATGGATGGAAGTCAGCAAGCCGTTAAACCAGATCAAACTCCTGTTCCTTCTGCTACGCCACCTGCATCACAACCACAAAACAATCCTTTAACAAAAGATGCGCTTAATTCTTTAGCAGACGAGCTTGGCCCCAATGCCACGAAGGAAAATCTAATGGACTTGGCTCGAAAGAGGGGCTATACATTCTAGCCTATCATGGCTGACATATTTGATGAAGTTTTATCAGAAAGAACAAATGCCCCCAAGGGAGACATTTTTGATCAAGTATTGCTAGAAAGACAAAAACAAGGAGGTGAACAAAATGCACAAAATCAGCCAAAAACCAACTCGGATCGCAATGCGGGACGAGAAGGCAACCAACAAATCCAACCTTCCAATGAAGGCGGGATACAAGCCAATGGTGAACCCAGTTCCTTGTACCTCGGCGACCAACGGAAAGCCCCTGGGCAAATAACAGGAGAAACCAATGAAGGACTACAAAAAAATGAAACCTATGGAACCCAAGCCAAAAAAGAAGGGCAAGGGATACGAGGCCAAGTCCCTACGGGGAACCAAGAGGAAGTAAAACCACAGGAGACAGGCGTTCAATCCGCCTTCTCCAAAGTTAGGGATTTCGGAGCCGAAGCATTAAGTTCCATCGGTCAAGGCATTTATGGATCTTTGTCTGCTATTGCTAGAACAGAACCAGAATACATTGAGCTTCCGTCTTATGGAACAAAAGTAAAAAATCCTCGCTATCAAGAAAGCAAAGACCTTGTTGATTTCTTTGAAAGGCAGAAAGCAGGAGCAGTAGATGTGGAGGCGTTGGGAGCAAAGCCGATAACTGGTATTGCAAAGACTGCCGCTGATGTTACTGGAGGTCTCTTAAAGATTCCAGCGCAAATAGCAACCGGGCCTCTTGGAATGGCTTCTATGATTGGAGAGGCATTTGGATCTCACAAAGATGCCGTTTACCAGAAAGCAAAACAACAGGGGATGTCGGATGAAGACGCTCTAAATAAAGCAAACTTTGAAGCAACTGCATCTACCGCTGCCACGCTTCCTCTTTACTATGTTGGAGGAAAGGTTGCTGGAGTTGCAGCAGATAAACTTGTTTCTGAAGCTGCGCCGCAACTGGCAAAAGCGGCGACCAGATTTGGATTAAATGCAGTCGCAAACTCTGTTGCATCATCTGCATCTCGCGGAGTTACTGCCGCTCTTGCTGGCGAGAACATTGCAGACGCTATGAAAGATGTGAATGTACCAGGATTAATCCAAGACATTGCATTTGCTGCACAATCAACTGCCACCCACTTCCAAGAACAAGTTACTAAAGGAAATGGCAAAGAAGCGGCTAGGGACTTGCCAGATCATGCGCTTGAGCAATTTGCCCAAGATCCTAACTATGCAGATGTCGTTGCCCCAGAGGTTAAGGCTAGAGCAGAGAGTAGGATGGCACAGGAGGCAGAGAAAACCAATTTACCAGAAACGGCAAAAGCTCTCAAGGTGTCATCTGAAGTAGATCGTGTTACTGCGCCAGAACCTCCAAGATTTGAAGAATCTCCCTCCAAGACAATCACGCTTGAACCAATCAAACCAGAAGCACCCCCTTTAGCACCAACGGAGGCGGCTCCCTCTTTGCCAAAAGAGGAGGCCAAACCTCCTGTATCGGTTGCTGGAGAAACCCCTGCTGTAGAACCAACCGCTGAAGTTGATATGGTTCCAACCCCCGGTATATTGCCGGGAGGTAAGGAGCCACCAACAATGGCTCCTAAAGCAGAATATGAAAAAGGAGTTGCTGAATTACAAAAACTCCGTGGAGACGAAAAGATTTCTCTTATTGACTACCAAAGAGTTCATTCAGATGTAGCGCAAGGCGTTGATCCTATTGAGGCGGCGCAGAGAGCAGAGAATAAATATCAAGCTCATAAATATGCAGGATCTGAAACGAGCAGAGCTGTAAGTTCTGGCGAGATTCCATCTGGCCCTAAAGCGGCAGACATTTATGAGCAAAAATACAACGAGCGTCTTAATGAACTAAAACCCGCTAAAGCTCCTGCTAAAGCACAACCAACCAAACCAAGTGAAGAGCAAGTCAAAGAAACAAGTGGGCTACCTACTCTCGAAAGGGTCACCCCTGTCTCAGAAACAGCAGTCAAAGCTGAAGAAGGAGTTGCACAGCGGGAAGGTGAAGGTGAAGGCGGGCAAGTAACCCCTCTTGCCGATGGATCGGCAAAGCCAGAAGCAGTAGCCATCCCAGAAGGAGCCAGAGTCGCAGCCGCCGCATACCTCGCCCCAGATGGAAATATCTACGAAGGGCCAGATCACCTTGCGGCTATGGGAAAAGCCAAGGACGCTGGAGTTATATCGCAAGCTGACATTGATGCCAAGCAAGCCCCAGAGTCTCGGAATACAAGCGATTATGGATTTAAGGTCACGCTACCAGACGGAACAAGCCAAGATACCACCCGTGAGATTGGTGGACAAGTTGCGAAAAAATCTAATCAGGCTTTGGTAGATAAATTTGTTCATGGGGACAAAGCGCATAGCAACGAGATACGCTTTGATAACTATGATGAAAACGGCAAGCAACAAGTTCCACCGCATCTTTGGAATGATAACCCTGCTGAAGCCACAAAACAATACTTTGACCTTAATCTGAACAGCAGTGTTAAGGATGAAGGAGTTAGAGCAGAGATCAGAGATAGCCTTAAAGATCCTAATAAGCCCCTTTCCCCAACTGCAATGATGCAGTTCAATCGCTTATTGCAGAATCTTGGGCTGGCAAGGGACGATGCAAAAGCACTTGGTGTGATGCCAAAGGGATCTAAGGAAACTCAATTTGTTCTTGAGTCTGCTGGAGATTATACTAAATGGATGGCAGATGCCATTTTTAAAAATATTAAGATGCCGTATATTAAGGCAGCAGGACTTTGGGAAAAGGCTTTTGAACATGGGGGAGCTAGGGATTCAGTGCCACATCTTGTTGAAGGGCTTACTGCTAAAGTGTTTCCAGATTCATATAAGAATAAAGTTGAGATGAATAAGACTGGTAGAATTTTAATGCTTGATGATATTCTTGGAGGGTATGAAGCTGCAAAACAAGACAGGGATATTCTCCGGGCTTCAGAAAAGAAAGGAAGCAAAAAACTTGAAGACGCTGAGTTAAGAGTGGCAAACATTGAAGCGGCTCACGACATTCCTTCTATGGAATCTGAAGTGCAAGCCGCTAAAGGAACAAAGATTGAAGAAAACATAAATCGGTGGACTCAATTTGTAGTTCCAGAAATGGATAGAATGTTTAATATCCTTGCTGGCGTTGATGAAAATACTCCAAGGGAAAACAGGGGTAAGTATTTTGGGTCTAGAGTTAACCTTCTTCCAAAGTCTGAAGAAGAGCGCATTTCTTCTTATGGAGACATATCAAAACCTAGACCAATGGTAGGCGTTTCAAACCACAAAAACCCGACTGTAAAGACAGACCCATTCCGAAAGGTGGCAAAGCTAACTGGTGATTATTCTGAAGATCCAACTCTTATGCTTACAAACTCCCTTGCCTCCAGGGTTAATGAAGCAACAAAAATGAGTCTTTATAAAGCCATCGAAGAAAAAGGGGTTGGCTTTATTGGCAAGCAGGGAGAGGAAATGCCAGAAACAATTGATGGCAAAAAAACAGCAAGGATTGCAGTTAAGGTTCCAGAGACAGACCCAGAAACAGGAAAGACAAAAATGGTTGAAAGAAACCTATTTGTTCAAGAGCAACTAAAGCCAGAGCTTATTCGCCTTATTGATGTTGACAGTAGACCAACAATGAATCCTTTCTTTAAGGCTTTAACTTCTTTGCAGGTCGCCACGGGAGTAGACGCGGTATCTCACCTTACAAACCAGTTTGGTAAAACATATCAAATACTTTCTGATCTATCTGGAGTTGCAAAAAACTCCATTCCTTTGTATAATTTCTTAAAATCAGGAAAAACTATTGTAGATATTACAAAAGAAGTTACATCAGATTCACCCAAAATTAGAGAAGAGAAAGCACAACTTGCTAAAATGGGTGTGTTAAGACCACATCATCCAAACGATAGTATTGTTGAAAGGGTGCTGGGAACACATGAACTCCTTTATAAAACTGACGTTGCAGTTAGGATTTTTGCAAACAGGGCATTTAACCAACTTGTAAAAGAAGGAAAAGCCACAAACAGAATTGATGAAAGAATCAAATATGTAAGTGATCTTGGAAATTACAATCGTCGAATGATGGGAGAATGGGAGCAACGATTGAGGGATAAAGGGTTTGCCCCGTTTGTTGTTGCTGGTCGTGCCTTTATACAAACTGGATTAAAAGCCGCCACTTTCACTCCCGGCTACGAAGCACCAACACTAAAGGGAAAACTTATGGCAAGGGCATCTCTCATGGCTGCATTTGCAGGAACCAACGCTTTAATTGCTACCGTTAACATGATGACCACAGGAAAGCCTACAGGAAGAGACGGAACTCCACTTGGAGTAATTGACTTTGGGCCAAATCTTGACACTAAGGATGGAAAGAGAAGGGGTCTTGATATGTGGAAAATGTCTCTCGTTCGACGTGGGTTAAGGGCTGTGGGAGCTAACGCAGTTATTGAGGGGGTTAGAAATGGTGCTGATCCTAATGACATTTTCACTCAAGCAACAAATGAAATGGCAACTTCATGGTCGCATCCGTTTATTGGGCCTGGTGTTGGATTTGTTGCAATGGTCGGAACAGGAAAAAGAATAGACCTTCGGTCAGGATATGCAGAGCGTTATCAAGTAAGGAAAGTTGGTGGGCCTAAACAACTTGCTGAAAATCTTCGTGTGGCATTAAAGCAACAGGTTCCTCCATTTTACGAAGCACTAAAACCAGCCATTCAAACAACTATGGAAGAAGGGTTTGGTATACCACGCCCAGCAGAAGAGCGTATCGAGTCACTAGAAGCTCCCTCTACCACGAGAGGCAAGGTGGCATCATATATTGGAAAAACCCTTTTAAAGGGGATTGTAGAGCCTGTATCGGGTGCTATTGGAGTTAAGGCAATGGGAACTCCAGCAGAAACGCTTGCTTCGGAACTTGGCACTGGCGTTCAATTTACCCCAGAAGAAGATAACCGGTATGCGTACCGAAAGGCTTATCTTGATCTTAAAAAGGAAAATAAAAACCAAGATGCCACAAACATTTTGAGGCAGGGGGTAAAAGACGGATTTATAAAAGAGGCTGATTTCAAATCTATTGAGCGCAGTCTTAAAAACCCAGAAAAAATTATTGCAAAAGTTGGAATGCTAAAGGATGCAAATTCAGCAACAAGAGTGTTTAAGGTTGCCAATTCAAATGAACAGGATTTGATATTTGAAGAAGTTTCTAAAAAAATAGAAGGATCAACTACGCTTGATCCAGATCAAAAAGCGAACTTAATGAAATCTGTTTTAGAGAGTGCTAAAAAAGGCAGCTTTTTATTCTCTTTTGCATCTAAGTTTCCAAAAGATTCTTTGCAAAAAGTAGCAAATGGGTTAATAAATAAAGACCTAGTATCTTTAAAAGAAGCCATTTCAGCGGCTAAAAACAAAAAATAACATGGCAACATCCAAACAACCAAGACTTCCCAACCCTCCTTTAGAGTGGGGCATCCCGCAATACCCTACTCCGAATGTCCCAGACTTCTACACGAAGCAAGGTCATATCATCCTTGTTGAGAAGGTTAGCACAGAGAAAGGCCCATACAACCCACAGCCGCTAGATGGCTCTGTCACATACAGCAAGAGAGACGCTAACAAGTGGCCCTCTACTCTATATCTAGTCTACCAGAAGCCAGACGAGACTGGTCAGTTTGTTTACAACTACTACGCAAATGATCGCACCCTGGCGAGTCAAGACCCTTGGAATTATGGGGTCAGCTATAGCACAGAGAATCCAGACTTTCCGATCTATACTCGTACATACATCACTCCTCGTAATCAGTACGCTACAGTAGCTCTCGGTTCAGTTGATCCCGTCTTTGGCGGGACGGCTATCATGGCCAAACAACAGATGTCGGAGCTTGGAGAAGATAACCCTCTTCGTTCTCGCTATGTTCAAGTCCAGCGGGTGTATGAGAGCATCCCCAGCGCAGTTCTTTCTGGAAAGAAGCTGGATGATCGCGGAGATATTGAAACCATCACCACTCAAGTTGTTGTTGCTGGCACTGCACCAACGGCTGATGGCCTTCTCGTCACGAGGACTGCCGTAGAGCCTGTTGATTCAGTTAAGAGTACCAAGACCTATGGGTCTGTTGCGAGCTACGCCACGCTCACTACAAAGGCAAAAAAGGCTGGACTACTTGGAACCATATCAACAACTGATGATATTGTTGCTCCATCGACTAACCCAGATGAGTTAAGCACCACTATCCTTGATTCGTCTGTAGAGGCAATTACCGCTACCAAAAGCAGAAAAAAGACAACTACATCTAGCGGCCCCACAGAGCTAGATAGCAACGAAAAGAAAGGCGGGTTGTTAGGAGCAACAACAATAGCGCAATCTATTGTGGCATATGGATCAGCACCAGATTCACCCTCACTTACTGTCGGGCCATCTCCAAATTTTGAAACAACCGCAGTTATTTCTTCTTCTGTTGAAGCAATTGATGCGTATAAGAGCAAGAAGACAACTGTGACTGCTGCGGGGCCATTTAGCCTGACCAGCCCATCAAAGAAAGCTGGGTTGCTTGGCGAGGTTTCTGTTGTTGAGTCTATAGTTGCATTTAACGCAAACCCAGATGCACTTTCAACAACTGTTATTTCTTCTGAAGTTACTGCTATTGATTCAGCAAAATCAAAGAAAACAACTGCAACGGCAAGTGGGCCAACAGAACTTCACGGAAAGAGTATGCAGGAGTTTGGTATTGCATCAGCCTCGGAGTCTATTGTTTCGGATGGAGCCACTATCTCGCCCACATTCAACACGCTTAAGTTAGATGTTACTCCAATTGACTCAGCCAAGTCAAAGAAATCTGAGGTCGTTTACGATTCTACTGAAATTCTGGATGGCTATCAATACGATCCAGATTTGAATCTTATTGTTCATACAACTAAAGAGATTATTGAAGAAGGTACAGAAGCTCTGAGTTTAACTAATGGACTGCTTGCATATCGAGATGAGCCTATTAATGCTTGGCAATCTATTCGCATTCAATCTAAAATTTCATCACTCCCTGCTGCTCGAACCGAATACAAGACTGGTGCTTACGCATCTCCTAACCTTCTTACTGGGTTTACTGTGCTAACAAACCAGATGCCAAACTGGGACATCAACATAAGCGTGACTCCTGTAATGAGAGCCAAGAGAAGTTACCAGACCGTGTTTAAGCACATTACAAGCTATGAATACAGTCAACCGATACTATCGGATTATACTTTATTTGATCCTATAGCCATCAATGTATATTTTGATGGATATTTCTTTAAGGTAAACGTTCCAGAGGCTCTTACTGACCCTGATTTGTCTATTTCATTTACAACTGCCAGCAATGATCCTATCCACGGTTACATCAACGAAACATACCATGTTCCTGTATCTACCACTACGGCTTCAGCTGGATTACATAGTTACTCAAGTAAAATTGGATCATACCAGTTAATTGCATACGAAATTGATTACTGGAAAGCAAACATATGGCGTGTTACTGAGCAATGGGTATTGTTAAAGTAATATGGATGCAAAAGATATAAAAGCAGAGTTCGCAGGGTTTGGGCCTATTCCAAGCTCTAAAACAACTTTTGCTCAAGGGATTGGCATGGGGGGTTCATTTGCTCCTATTTGGACAAACGATCCACAGCTTCCTGCAAGGAGACAGTCATCAGCTTCCACTGCAACAAGAATACCTTGGCAGGTAACACTGACAACCTCTGGAGGAAATTATATCGGATCTGTTTCGCCAGGATCTGTTGCAGGAATTATACCATCTAATATATTCACCACATTCACTGTTGATGAATCATTGAAATATTGGATTTGCACGGTCACTACTAATGGCAAGAAGATTACCTCTGCCGTTATATCTACATCGTCCACACCTCCAGCAACTCAAACTCTAATACCATCTTCTCTACCAACAACTGCTATTTTTACATTCTGCATGACTAAGGATGGAGTGGTTTATAGAACTATTAACTCTGTAGGAAATCCAATTGTTGAGTTCAATCAAGTTATTGTTACTGACAAGGCAGCAGCTCCAATGCCGGGCATTCCGGGCGTTGACAGGTGGTATCAAATTCTATTTTCATAATTATGATTTTGACTTTTGAGGGCAGTGTTTATTCTCAGTTTTATTCTAACGAATCAAGTTATCAAAATAGTTCTAGCGTTATATATTATACGCCTCGAGATGACCGGACTGTTTCTGATATCTATTATAAATATGCTTATTATGATAATTCTGGAGGCTTTTATTCTACCGCTTTTTCACACTATGAAACATACATATATTCCGACTATACCGCCGACACTACTACCTTCATAACAATTATTTCTTCAACTGTTTATTCAGAATCAAGAATTTATAATGCAACTGAGCTGGTTGTTGGCGATTACGGATATACAACAGAAACAGTAATTGATGTTATTAGTATTGTATCAACTTATACAGATACAATAATATATGTTCCAACTGTAATTAATAATTATTCAGAATACACAACAATTAACACAACAACTTTAATTGGAAGCCAATTAAGCACCACCTCTTCTACGCTTACGGTTGAACTTAGCACTTATTCATTTACATGGTCTCATGCAGGGGTTGTAAAAAATACATATGTTTATGCGTCTGAAGGGTTTTACATTGCATCAAATTCAAGTCATTCGGCAATATTTCAATCACCAACAACAACTTATACAAGCTATGAACTTTTTCCTATAACAACTTCTTACACAAGAAGCGTTATAGATTTAAGCAGAAAATTTAGTGAAACTTCTTTATATACCGAAACTGTATTTGGAATTTCTTATGAAGGAGATACCCCCTACACAACTTGCAGTCTTGTAAGTGTTGTAGATTCATTTCCGCAAACCACAGATGGAACATATTCAGTGTATTCAAGGCATTTAAGCACTACATTAATAACAACGCAAACAGTAACGGATTTTATTTCAAATCGCGGGGTTGAATTTAGTTATGTAATTGGCGCAACTTCTACTGGAACTTTTGGTCGTGGAGACGACACTAGTTCAGGTTCATCCGGAGAAACATATATGCCTGGAGATACTGTAAAAACAATCCTTGATAATGCGCCATTACTAAGTGGTGGCATTTTAGTTTCTTCTTATGTCGGATCTGGAATAGACATTCCCTCTGCTGGGTGGTCTTATTCAGACAGAACATCAATACCTGCTTGGTTTAGCGGAGGTGCTGAAATTTCACTTGATGGCCATCTATTTGATTATATTAGCACAAGTATTATTGTTCCCTCAATAGGAACTCGTTATGCAGAGAAAGCAGACAGCAGTTTTACAGTTAGTATTGATAGTCTGTTTAACTGCTCATCTACTTGGAGATACCCGGTTGGAACAAGCACACAAACATCTTCGGCAACAATGAAGTTGGAAGCTCAGGGAGCAAACCAGTTGTTAATTGATACTGCAAGTAATATTTTGGGTGGCTACCCAGAAATTAATCATGCCTACACATTTGTAAGGGGGCTTGGTGCTTTTGCTGTAACAAACGGGGATGCGTATGGATTCACAACAACTACTCAGTCTTTTACAAACACGGACGCAACATCTTTTTCTTCAACCATGAACAATACCATCACAGAAATAAGTCAATACCCTCTTATTTTAGGCTTGTCAGTCTTGCCTGTAATGACATACGATTTCTAAATGCTATCAATTGTAACGGCGGCGACCAAGAACTATCTACACGCTTGGCTACAATGCACTAGAGCCATATCAATAGCTGCATCCCATCATTCAGATGCTCATTTTATTTTTTGTACAGACGAGAGCAAGGATGCGGAAGCAGCGGCTGAAATTGCCAAAAGAGAACTTCCAGAAGGGTGGAAGGTTTCTGTGTTAAAATTTCCGTTCAAGGATGATGAAAAAAATTACAAGGAAGAGGCGCAGCTTAGAATAGCATCACTTCAAGGTGCTGGATTTGCATTAGCAAGAAGATTAAAATCTGATATGTGCCTTTCTGTGGAAAGCGACACAATTATTCCTTCTGACGCTTTGAGAATGCTTGAGTGGACTCTCCAAATGCCAGACGCAATAGGAGATCCGTACTATCACATAGCAGCAGCAACATACCCTAACGGTCTTTTTCTTGGTGGATTTGGATCACCTCAACATCCAATAGCGGAGGATTTTCTTCCGTCTGAAAGAAAACTTCCATCTAAGTTAAAATTGTGCTTGGATAAATGTGAGGATCGCTTAAAAAACCCAAAGACCCAAAATGAAAAAGAGGTAAAAAGATTTGCAAGGCTCCGGGATCGAGTAAAGAAATGCCCCCCTCTCGGAAATGTTTTTGAAATGAATAGTAAGGGATACAGAAGAAGGGGATGGATGGATCAGGCTTATCCCGGCATTGGAAAAGGTTCTATTGTGCCTTCTGATTGGTGTGGGCTTGGATGCACATTACTTTCAAAAAAAGCGTTGGCCCTGTCAGACTTTAATGGATACGAAGGAAAGGGTACTCAGGATCTTTTTTTATGCTGGCACAGATGGTATCCCAACAACATACGCATAGCTTGCGTCCCTCATGTTGTATGCGATCACATCAAAAAAGAGAACGGAAAAATTATCCATTATCAATCATATCACGAGTTAGAAGGAGAATGCAGGGGGCATTTAAGAGTTAGAAAAAAAGATTTTGTTTCAATATAAATTGACAACACCGTTTGATTAAGGTAATCAAGACAGATTGAAATGATTGTAGCAATTTCCTATTACAATGGTGATGTGGCCCAGATGAGGCGTTGGGCAAGCCATGTGGCTAAACTAGGCTCCTATAAAGCCCACAAACTGATCCTAGCTCCAGTAAGGGGCGTGAGTACCCATGGTATTAAAGACGAGCTACAGGGCGTATTTGGAGAGGTGGTAATAGAAAGCTGCACTCATGTGCAAACTGGTTGGCCTATCTCCTGCAACATGGCATTTGAGCAAGTAGCTAGACTGTGCGCTGATAAACTCAAGGAGCCTTTCCTTTGGATGGAACCAGATGCTGTTCCCCTAGTCCCGAACTGGATTGACAAGATAGCGGAGGCGTATGCTGTCTGTGGTCAACCATTCATGGGCGACTTTGTTGGAATCAATGGCATTATGCCAAATGGCGTGGATCATATGAGTGGAGTTGCAGTATACCATTGGGATCTTCACCGACTAGCTCCTTCAATTTTTAACAATGAGCGCACTGCTTGGGACATTGCTTCAGCCGGGAATGTGGTTCCCTGGATGGCTCGCACAGACTTAATTCAACACGATTGGGTTCCTACTGCACAATGGCGCAGGGATAAAGTAACTAAGGAGTGTGTAAATCCACTTGCTGTGGTTTATCATCCTGATAAGATGGGAGTGTTATTTAACGATGGGTTTTTTCCAAATGGTGTGCAGGGAGATCCTGCAACGGGTGATGTTCAACAACCTCATGAAACAAAGGATAAGCCAGCTACTAGCACAGCACTTCAAGAAATAAGGGCTTTTCTAGCAACGCAAACCCCCGGCGAGGAGGTTGACTCATTACTTGACGCAATTATCACTCATGCAAAAAACCACCCCAAGCTCAAAAAGAAAATTAAAGACCGACTTGCCAAAGAAGGATTTATTGCCAAAGCTAAAAAAGCCAAGCCAGTCAAGCGTGTTGGAAAACAAGTTTCGCTTCCTGTGGATGACGACGACGAGTTCGATAGAGCTTATTGAGGAACACCGCTTTCACGAGACTCGAAAGTGGAGGTTAGACTTTGCTCATTTAGAGACAAAGGTTGGGATTGAGATCCAAGGGGGAATCTGGAACGGGGGCCGTCATGGAAGGGGATACGGTATTGCTCAAGACAACGAGAAATCTAATGAGGCTATATTTTGTGGGTGGGTGATTATAAAGCTGGCTAACAATGCTATTACAATAGAAAACTGCCAAAAGATAAAAGCATTGATAAATGAGAGATTGTCTAATAATCAGGCAGATAAGTAATAGGGAGTATTTTTCCCGTTGACATAATAATTAAAAGTAATTATTGGTTCGACATAACCCCAATTGGTGCGAGAGAGCCTACTCGCTGGGAATCGGTGATGTTTTAGCCTGATTGGTGCGAGACAACCTACTCGCTGGGCAAGAGCAATGAAGTAACACCTTTATCAAATTACTTCAAAAGACAGACAAAGCATTACGCCTAGTCACAAACAAACAATTTAATTTTTTAATATTATGGCAATTACTTGCTCTACAGTTAATGACCTTTTTCAACGTGAGACGAACAGGTTCTCCGTTGACGTTCACGAGCGTTACTCCGTTGACGGCCCTTGGGGTCGTCTAGTCCGTGTTGGCAAATTCCCACAGGGAATGGGAACAACCCTTAACGAAATTACCGTGGAGCGTGTTCTCTCTGGTAGTTTTGAAAATAGCTGGACGAATGTTGGTCTTTCCAATGGGACTTCCAGCAATGGTTGTATCCCTGCTCCTAACGATCTGGCTTTTGGTCAGACAGTTCGTAGCTGGAACCTACAGGCACAGGCTTATCAGACCCCTTGCATCTGCTTGGACGATCTGAAGACCTCGTTCCAGATTGAGTCCCAGATCGCCAAGACCGTGGAACAGCTCACTCAGTTGACCAAGACCGTCTTGGACAATCGTCGTCGTTCCGAGTATCTGCGCCTTGTTAACAAGGTACAGGCTGGTTACAACACCGAATACACCGATCTCGCTTCGGTTCCTGCTCCTACCTTCCAGTTGGCACAGGATCAGCTTGATCAGCTTCGTGTTCGTCTCATCCGCGATGGTGCAGGTCACAATGCTCTTGGTAAAGAGAATGGTGTTCCCGTCCTTGGACTGATCACCAGCCCAGAGACAAGCCGTGCGCTCATCCGGAACAACAGCGAACTCCGTCAGGACATCCGTTATGCCACCCCTAGCGAGCTTATTGCTCCTCTCGGTGTCGAGCGTTCCTTCGGTGGGTTCTACCACATGATCGACCTTGAGGTTCCTCGCTTCACCAACGCTGGTGGAGTATGGACACAGGTTTATCCTTTTATTCAGTCTTCAACTACGACTGGATACAAGTGGGAGCCTAACCCCGCCTACAACACGGCCCCTTACGAGGCTGCATACATCTTCCACCCCGATGTGTATGAGGAGTCAGTTCAGCAGGTCGGCCCGAACATCCCAGGAGCCGCCTTTGACGACTATCCATACTACTACAGTGGACAGTTCTTCTGGCTGAACATCCGTGATGCCGTGAACAACCCACTAGGAAAGATCGGTCGTTGGATGGGAGTCTTCCAGAGCGGAAGCCGTCCTCTGGCTCCGTATCTCGGCAAAGTAATTATCCACAAGCGTTGCCCTAACGACTTCGGTAGCGTTACTTGCACCAATTCCTAATCACTAGGAACTAGCAATCAAAGAAAGCCCCCTTGGAGAAATCCTTGGGGGCTTTTCTTTTTGTTAGATTCCCCTTGCGCTAATGTTAAATAAGTCGTAATTAAAATCCACTATGGCACTATCATTCCCCATCCCTAAAGGTTTTTCTGCTCCAGACGGAGTTAAAAACGGCAACGAGTTTTCAGAGATTGCTGGCTTCAAGATTGAAGACGGCATGATTCACATACTTTCTATCGGACAAGACAAGACTCCTATTGCCTCTAAGGAAGATAAGTCCGACAAGCCCAAGGGAGCCAAGGACGCAATCAAGGAACAACTTGGTGCTATGCAAGACAAGAAGGGATCTGCATCTATGGAAAATGAAACACCAGAGGAACAGGCTTCTCCAGACGAGGAGATGGACTAAACTACTTGCATTTGCTAATAAAAGCTATTAAGAATCATCTACTATGAGCCGTACCTTTCAACCTGCCGCTTCTTCCACCTCTGACGGATCTGACCTCACTCTTTGCCGAATCCTTGAGGCTGCTTCTGCAACGGCATACGATTACCAGCTTTCTAACTTTGTGGCAGCGGATAAGCCGGGGACTATTGTTATTAAAGATGGAGCTACGGTTATCAAGACCCTCACTCTGTCCTACGATGGCAGCAACAACCTCACTAGCGTTGTCCGAAGCTAATGGCACTTACCGACAACATCTTAGCCT